GTCAGCGTCAGTCCATGGGACATCGTGCCAGGGTTGGCCACAAGTACGTGGGGGTTAGGGGTATTCTGAAACGCACCAAAAATTACGTCGCGTTCGGGTTTGGGCGTAGCTCCATGGACAATAGCGACCTCCCATTCCTTGGCTAGTTCTTTTGCCACATGCTCAAGGGCACCAGTCAACGGCACAAATACAATAACCTTGCCTTCGGACTCGGCAATTAACTCGCGCAACAACTCCATACGGTTAGGGGCAGGGAGCATGATGCGTTTGCCATCGACTGCGTACGCGACGCCGCAAGCAATCTGTACCAGCTTGGAAGCTTTCACAGCCTCGTTAAGCGCGAGAATCTCACCACCCTCATACTCGGTCTTGAGTTTGCTTAACATCATGTTGTAGGCACGTTTCTGGGCTTCTGACATGTCTGTATGACGATGTAATACAACTTGGTCGGGCAACTCCGTTACTTCATCAAGGGAAAACCTGATGGATGGTTGCATCCACTCTTTAACTGTATCGTTAGCTGTGGACTTAGCTATAAACTTGAATGGCCCCCTGGCGTCCATCAGTGCATCTCGTGCTGCGCCAAAATACTTTGGGACTACTGTACTGGCGGGGATAATCAATCTGCATTGAGCCCAGGCATCAGTTGGTGCGTTGGGGGTTGGCATCCCAGTAAGTGCCCAGACACGGCGTTGCACAGGTTGCTTGTTTAATATGTCATTCAATATTTTGAAGCGCGTGGTTCCTGCATTACGAAACATAGCTACTTCGTCAACGATTACCACGTCGATGTCCTCGCGCTTGGCGAGCAGGTCTTTAATGATCTTGATGCCGTCCGTGTTGATGATATAAATATCTGCGCTTTTATCGGCCAACAACTTCTTGCGACGCTCGGCAGAACCATACAACACGTTTGCCTGCAGGTGCGGAAACGTCATAAAGATCTCGTCAGCCCATGTTCGTTCCATAGTCGACAGTGGGCAAATAATTAGCAGTTTTTTAACCTGACCTGACTTGCGCATATAGTCATATGCCCAGAGTGAGCTAACAGTCTTGCCAGTTCCCATGGAGTTGTTGATAAAACACCGCGAGTTCATGGATGCAAAACTTGCTGTCTCTAACTGCGTGACGTAAGGATCGTATTTACCACGAGCCTGAGGCCATTCATAATGCACACGCATTGGGTCAGGTAGATCAAACCCTAGGGCACGCAACACTCTTGTTTCATCTGGCCTGTGTGGAACAGCAACCAGCGTATTACCCTTATGGCGTACTAACTTGGCAGTAGGGATGACCGTTGTGACTCGCGCAGGGTCGCGCAATTTCAGGATTACAGCCTTCTTAGCTTTTAGGATCATTGCCATGGGATAACCTCAATGCCGCTTTAAGGGCGGTAACTTTGTCTTGCAGTGGAACATCATCGGGTATGGTCATACGACATACCTCCCGTCTATCTTTAATGCAAATGTATATATGCGCTGACTCGTGTAACGATACGGTAAAAGGTACCTGACTGATACGCATCTCGTCGACACCCAGTACCTCGGATAATATCCAACGATTGGCTTGTGTCTGCATGCTGATCGCATGCATAGCGTCAGATGGTACTATTTTTTCGTGCCATATACCGTGGGGTGATTGTCTCTCCATGAGCGATTCTCCGATGCAGATACAACACGTTGATTTGATTTGGCGTTAGTGCCACCGGCATCTAACATTTTTTTGTGGTCAATATCTTTGCCATCACCCTTATGAACAAGACCAGCTTTCATGGCCGCACGCCGTGCTGCGTTACGTGCCACACGTTTGGCAACTTGTTCGGGTTGTGCCTCGTATGCGGCGTCAGCGGCCTTCATGGCTGGGGTTCGTTCGGATGGCATCCAGATACTCCTTGAGTGGTTCTACGTTATCAATGACCAATACAGTACCGCCCACAGCCCTAATCTCGGCGTGAACTGCTTTCTGGTTATCAGTCGTGCTATTTACTTTGCCTGGTGCCTTGGTTTCTATGAAGAAAGCTTTGTTACCAGGTGCCATGCAACTAAAGTCGGGTATGCCGTGGCGTGCAAAAGGCCCCGCCACAGGCATGTAATACCAAATACCTTGCGCTTTTAGGATCTTCTTAACGGCATCCTTTACACGCCCCTCAGGAGTTGAGGCCATGCTCTTCCAGCATATCAAGTGCTAACTGCAAGCGCTGTGATAGCTCTATTTCCCAATCAGTTAATTCATCTTTGAGCTGGATATGTGTGAGTAGCTCATCGTTACTTAGGCATGATAATGATGTGATCTGCATTTGCTATCTTTTACCGTTGTGGGGGCATGAAATAACGGCACACCATGCACGACAAAGCCCGGATGGCCGGGCAGGCCACTGGTTATTGTCATATGCAAGTTCCAATTTACGAACTGTGGGCAAAAACTTTTGCCAGATAGTCGGTATATCGTCTCGTGTGAACTTTTCCTTATCAATTTTTTTGTCTTTTAACCACACAAAACCCGTGGTAACTGTGTCCACTTTGGGAAATGTAGCAAAAGTATACGCCGCATAGAGACTTAACTGGTCAGTTGGCTTACGTTTACCAGTTTTATAATCAAAAACACCTGCTTTTGTGCCATCTATTACTAACAAATCAATAATGCCTCGGCTCCAAGACGTACCCCACGCACTGGGGGCAAACGATGATGAAACTCCTAACTGGTGCTCTACAAACTTTTGACCTTTTATAGCAGCTAACTTGGCAGCTATGCCTTCCCACTGTGTCATACCTTCTGGTAGTGGATGACCTTCTGCGATACGGTACTCAAACGCACTGTGAACCTTCTCGCCCCATACGGTGTGCTCTGTCGGAGGATCTTTGAAATCCTTGGCTACGCGCAGGTGATAGAACTGTTTGGGGCATGTCGTAAATTTCTCTAGCTGGCTATATGTCCATACTGCCATGTGATCCCCGATTGAAAAAACACCGCAGTACAAGAGTTGTATGCGGTGTGTATATGTTAGCTTATCTGCGGCGTTTTGCCAATGCGTTTGCTAGTCCAGTAGCTAATTTTGTTTCTGGGATAACAACTACAGGCTTAACCGCCCGTTTCTTCTTGCGAAATGACCCTTGTACCGTCGTGACTTCCAAGAGTAACTTATCAAGCTCGTCCTCTTTGGTCTGCCAGAACTCTTTGAGTAAGGCGTTACGTGCATCCCAGTCCAGCGCCTGCTTGGATTTCAAGCATTGCTCACGCTCCTTGTTCCATATTACGTATTGCCTGAGCAACAGATGGCGACGTGCCTCAAGGTTCAGAGCCTGTCCTGTGAGCAGCTCTTCCAGATGTATCGCTTTGCGATCCCGTTTACGCTTAGCCGCCATAAACTCACGCTGGTAGTCTCCCTTACTGCCACGCTTAGAGCGGGCAACTTCGAGCAAGTTATCAAGTGCCTTACGATTTTGGCGACCAATTACAATGAGCTCGTTTAATGGCTCCGCAGCATCTTTGAAAGGTAGCGAGCGCGGTTTCAGGATGCAAGACTCAATGCGTACAATGTGTTGTGCAAAATAAGGCGTATCTACAAGATATTGCAATGCAGATCGTGCACGTTCGAGGTTGTATGTAATCATTATCAGTCACCACAAAGTGGTTTTGGGAAGCAGATTATATACACACCTCGGCTATTTGTACATAGCTGCAAAGCATGAGTTAGCGATTAGTTCTCATATATGGGGATATATTTATGGTAAATACTATAACTACTTCGCGTCCCCATAGTTAGCCCCTGAGCCTCCCTCACAGGCGACAGGAAGATCTAACGCCCAGGCAGGAGGAGTAGACATGTGGTGCATTAACCGCTCCTGTGCCCAGTCAACATCCTCGTGTGGAACAACGACTACAGTCTCGTCGTGAACCGATAACACTGACCGGTAGCGTCTCCCAGCCTGACGATTGTCGCGCTTACGCAGCTCTTGCTCCATCTTGCACATCTGGTCAAACACAACAATACGTGCCAGTGCTTGCGTGACGTTCTCTACAAGTGCTGCCCCATATATACCTTTGCGACCGTACTTGCTGTCGTATTCGTAGTTACCCTCTAACCCCTTACTGAGTCCAGGGTATAGTAAGTACATCCCGTTAGGTAGTCGTACACCGCGACTGTCGCAAACTAACTTGGCAGTTCCGAACTCATAGTGACCATTAGTAGCGATGGCAGCTAACGCTTTCTCACCGTCACGCCAAAGCGCAGCGATGTGGCTATTGGCACTGCGATATGTCGAGATAATTCGCTTGGATTCAGTGTCATCGAGCACAATCCCTGTCTGGCTTTTCAAGAAATCTCGGAACTTGTTGGCGCTCATTCCATAACCCGCACCTAGAACAACTACCTTACCCACTTGACGCTCTGTTTTGTCGATCTCATCGACTGACTTCTCGTATATTGCGGAGGCCATGCGCCTATACACGTCCTTCTTGTCAGCAAAAGCTTGCACAAGGTCAGTCTGGCCAGATAACCAAGCGACCACTCGGGCTTCAATCTGTGAAGAGTCTGCCACTACAATCGTGTGCCCATCGGGCGGGAGTATGGACTTGCGCAGTGCACCCCCTCGCGGCATATTTTGGAAGTTCATTTTGTCCCCGCCGCTACAACGACCCGTCGCTGCACCGTAGTAATTCAGCATGATCGGTAGAGCTCCTCGATCTGCGACACCAATAAACGATTCTGTACGGGTTTCCTCTAGGGTAGATTTAACACCCAGGCGTGCAGATACAACGGTCTGAACACGAATGTCCTCGTGATCGAGCAGCTCTTTGAACTCCTGATCTGTCTTGGCAAATGCGTAGGCTTCCTTACCCGTGGCTTGCGATACTTTTGTCGGTGGGGTAACTCCTAACTTAATAAGAATTTCAGCAAACTTTGGGTTGGACATTAGCTGGTCTCGACCGATCGCTGCATCAAGCTTTGCCATAAGCGCAGCTTTCTTACCCTTAACCTCTGCCAGATGAGTTTCCAGCAAGGGCTTATCAAAGATCATTACCGGATCGGTGTACATGCGTAGCAGCATGTCGATAATAAATAGTTCTTTCTTGGTAGACATCGGCAACAAGACTTTGAATAGATCCCAGGTAAGCTGCACGTCGTTTCTGCAGTACTCGCCATACTGATGCAATTCTGTAAATCCGAAGTCTTGCTTGCGCTTACCAAGGGCATCGACTACCTCTGTCCCTTTGCGACCAAGATTAAAGTGAACAGCTAACTTAGCAAGCGATGCCCCGACCTTGGTATGCCCTGTGATGGGCACAGCCATAGACTTCGTATCAAGGTAGACCTTTGGGATAATCCCGTATCGCCAAGCAAGGATCGCGCCATCAAAAGCTGTATGGTGGCAGAGTAGGGTGTGCTCGGGTAAATCAAGCTCTCGCAGGGATGCACCGATAAACTGCTCAGACCCCGAGATCCATTTAGGATCAGCGCCATCAATGCTATATGCAAAGCCGATGACCTGAAACTGTTGGCTACGAATATACGCCTCGGTTGTCATCTTGGACAGGCTGAAATCTTTGCTGTAGTACGTCTCGAAATCTAGTGTGATAATGCTCATTTACTCTCCAATCTTGTTAGCTCGGATAACACCGATCAATTGTTGTGCGAGCTGTTCTAAATCGTCGCAGATATACTGACGCTGGTTAAGAGTTAGTATCCACCCATTAGATGCAGGCTCACAGAAAGCCCAAATACCTCTGGATGTATCTGACTTCGTGCCAACTGGTAGGTTGGGTGTGTTGATGTTGTCAGCTTGTGGGTAGAACTGTTTGATGTCCCCCAGACCGGTGTATGCTTCAACCGGTACGCCAGAACCTGCAACGCCTACCCCTATGGCTGACTGTCCAAACATATCCACTAAACTCATGGTCGCTCCAACCGATCAGCGACTAACGCACCGATAAACTGCGCTGACATATCGGTCAGATCATTGCATATAAACTTCTTTGTACCAAAGCCTAACACCCAACCATTCTCGACTTTAGTGCAAGTAAACGTATACATATCGACGCGTGAGGTATTGCTCGAAAATACTGACTGCTTACCTGGTGAGCTGAGGATAACTGTCCCAACGCCACCGCCACC